TGGCAGCATGGCCGTGATGCTGGTAGACGCGATTAAATGAGCGAGGACATTGAACTGCTGAAAGTGCAGATCAAGGCCGAGTTACAGCGCCTTGAAGCTAACAGCAGCGCCAAAGACGTAGCGGGCAAGGCTATCGGTAAGGACGGCCTCAAGTATATCACCGCCATTGTAGTGATCGGTGTGTTGTCTAGCCTTGCGTTGGATAGCGACAAGATCGCCGCCGTGATGGGGCTGCTCGGTGCCTCGCTGACCGCCCTTATCTCCATGCTGGCGTCTATTGCTGGCACCGTGGAGAAGGAAGAAAAGCCCGAGTTTGAGGTGATTAAGGAATTGATCGCCAAACTGGACAAACTTGACCGCAAGGAACAGCCGATGCGGGTAGACGTAGAGGGCGATCATGTCACCGTCACCAAAGGTGATGACGTAGTGAGGGCTTCCAAATGATGACGATGGTTAGCACCTTCCTGTCGTTCCTTGCGGGTGGTCTGCCCAAGATTCTTGCGATTTTCCAAGATCGGCAGGACAAGAAGCATGAGCTTGCGTTGGTTGCCGCACAGAAGGAGCGTGAACTAGCCCTCGCAGAACGCGGCTTTATCGCGCAGGCACGGGTTGAGGAAATCAAGCTGGAGCAAATCCAGACGCAGACTGCTGCGGAGGAACGCCAAGCCCTCTACAGCCACGACGTAGAGATCGGCAAAGGCGCAAGCCAATGGATGATTAACCTGCGGGCGTCGGTACGCCCGGTTGTCACCTACATCTTTGTGCTAGAGCTTGTCATCATCAACATCGCTGGTATGTGGTACGCGTGGAACCAAGGCGTACCGTTTGCGATTGCGCTAGAAAACGTATTCTCTGAAGACGAAATGCTCATTCTGAGCAGCATCATTGCCTTTTGGTTTGGTACGCAGGCTTTTGGCAAAAAGTGAAGGTATCAGACGCGGCCATCCGCATGATTAAACACCATGAGGGCGTGAGATTGCGCCCTTATCGGTGTCCTGCGTTACTTTGGACAGTCGGCGTGGGTCATGTCATTGACCCAAGCCATACAGCGGTGAAATATGAGGAACGGCGTGCCTTACCGATACCCGATGGCTGGGATCGTCAGCTCTCTATGGGAGAGGTGGACGCTATCCTTGCTCAAGACCTTGCGAAATTTGAGCGCGGCGTGGCCCGACTTTGCCCTGCTGCTTCTAATAGCCAAAGCCAATTTGACGCTTTGGTGAGTTTTGCCTTTAACGTTGGCCTCGGTAACCTCCAGCGCAGCAGCATACGGATGCGCTACAACCGTGGTGACATAGAGGGCGCTGCTGACGCCTTCCTAATGTGGACAAAGGCGGCAGGGTGGGTGCTGCCGGGGCTGGTTAAACGCCGTCAGGACGAACGCGCAATGTTTTTAGCTCGTCTTTCAGCGTCTTAATTTCTAACGCCAGCACGGTCGCCTCTAACGCAAGCCCAGCTTGTCGGATCGCCGCTAACGCTTGCTCCACCTTGACCTCTTGGCTATAGCGCCAAGGCATCCGCGCCATTTCGGTGGCCCATGACCCGGGCGGGGACTCGTTATCAATCACCAGTACAACCCTCCCAGACGCCGCCTAGAACACGCCCAGTTAGGGGGCGGCACATGACGCCAGTCATAGCGCCAAAACCGCTGTAAAGCCTCCAGAATCGCTTTCACGGCATACCCTCCACGCTGTAGTTGGCTGACGGTGATTTCCAGCCTCGCGGTACGTCTCCGCTGATCCACGACGGGTCAGACCACAGAAGCCGATTGTTGGGATAGGCGATCCATTGGCCCGAATCCAGCGCAATGATGTGATGGTCTTTGGACTGGTCAGGCACCTCGCTCCACCCGCCGTCGCACCACATGACCGAAAACAGGTACGTCCCCGGGCGCTGCACCCCGTCGCGGCCTACGGCCTTGACGCGGTGGTTACGCAGGAACGCCACCTCCTTGACCTGACAGTTGCGGCTAAAGCTGTCCCACCATACCACCAGCGGCAGCGCCATTTCGGGACACGGCTTGCTACAGAGCGCGTGGATTGGGATTCTGGCCCATTGTGCGCCTGACTCCAACATCACTTGGAAGTACGGTACGCGCATGGGTTCTGCACGGAAGCCAAACACGGTGCAGAGCGTGAATTCGCCCTTGCCGCTCTGCTGGTCGTACAGGAACTCGTTGCGGACGTAAGCGGTGGTGTAGGGCGTGTCGCACCAGAAGTTCATACCAGCCCCTCTTTTCGTAGTTGTGCGATGGTTCGCGCCATCCCCTCAAAATGGGCAAGGCGCAGTTCGTCGCGGGATAAGCCTGTAACGTGCGTCTGGCCGTCCACCTCGGCGTGGCACGCTGAACACACCCACGCGCCTAAGAGATCGTCGGCCTTATGGCCCATGCCGCTGATGCCGACCATGCGGATATGGCCTAGCACGACCGTCTCGCTGTTGTGGTTGCAGCACGGCAATCGCACCATGCAGCCACGCCCTCGGGCCGCTTTACGCAGGTTCATAGTTAGGCTCTGGGATGGTAATGCCCATGTCCGCACACTTTGCGCTTAACCAATCAAGGTAATCGCGGAACTGCTGTTTGGTCATTTGCGAGGATCGCAACACCGGGCGCATCCGCTTGCGGCCAAAACCCTCTAGCATTTCCCAGCCGCCAAACTCGCCCACCATGTATTCGTGGATGTCATCGCGGCTCCAGCCTCTTAGCATTTCACCGCCGCCCTCAAGGATGGCGGGATAAGCTACGCCCCATAAAAAGTTATTTTGCGGCTGGGTTCTAGGCTTTTTCCACACCTCCACCGTCACCGCAAACGGTTTGTCGGTCGGCAAGTGCTGCGCCATCCGCGCAACGGCGGTGGCAATCTGGTCAGGCGGTGTGCCAATGGGGAAAATACGCTTCACAGCCGCTCCTCAAAGTCTATGTAACGCCATCCAAGATACTCAGGCGTTACCGCATATACGTCATAGTCATACCCGCGCTCTTTGTCGGTAATGCGCCGCACTAGCCAGTCAGGGAACGTCGTCTTAACGTCTATTAGCGCCGCGACCGTAAGGCTCGCGTTGACGATGTAGTAATAGTCAGGGCAAGGATCGGCAGCATCAAACGACTTCTTGGCGCAGATTGCAGCCGTTTCAAACGGCCATGCCTGATACTCAAAGTCATGCTTAATGTGCTTCACCTCTATGCGCTTCCCTGAGACGTAAATATCACCCTTGTCAGCAAACTCTTTGCGGTCGGCAAAGTCACGCGCCATGCGGCGTTTCGGTAGTGTGACCGTATGCCCAAGGTTCAGAAGGTAAGTCGCCACAACAATTTCTGCTGGGCGACTTGCTCTAAACCTCGCCTCAAAGTCAGAAGGGGATGTCAAGGTCGTCCCAATTATCTTCCGTGAGCGGTTGCTGCGGTGACTTGTCCGGCGTGCGCTGCGGTTCGCCTGTGCGTGACAAGCGGCCCTCGCCCTTCGCTTCAAACTTCAGCGACATAAACTTGTCGCCCGTTTTCTTACTCGCCTGTATCCAGCCCGAAACGTTCATGTCCACGTTGTTAATGACGCATGAACCGCGATAGTCGGGGCGCTTGTCATTGCCCTGTTTGTCATTCTTGAACAGCACCCCTCGCATATTGGGATCGTATTGATTAGCCACGCTTCAACTCCTGTAGTTTTTCCAACTTCTCGTTTAACTCGGCAAGGAAAGTCTTAACCTCGCCCTCCAATGTCGTGATGTGTTTGTCGTCGCGCTCCACGCGCTTCACGAACATCCGCAGGTGTTCTGGCAACCGAGGGTCGTAGGACACGAAATCACACCATTTGCGCCCGGTGCAGGCCATTTGCCATTGCATCTGCGCGAGGTGTTTGGTCGGCACCTCGCCATCCAGCAGCGTGTCTAGGTGAGTGCTGGTCGCAGGACACTTCACCTCCACCAGCCCCTCATCGCCTACAAAACCGTCAGGAGACGCGCCAGCGTTCGTAATGCGGGGGTGATCAACGAACCCCACCTCCTCCACCAACTCGCCCGTATGGGCGCTATACGCGGCTCTGGCGTGCGGCTCTTGCTCGGTTCCCCACTCCATGTGCGCGGTCGTGAACCCGCCAACCCTTTGACCCGTCAACCGCTCTACGATGAGGTCGGCCATGTAACCCTCGCGGGTCGCGCCTTTGCCTTTGGCAATGACTTCAGATACCCGGGAGGCCGTGACTTTGCCGAGCCGTGCTTGATGCCATTCGGTTGTGCGCTGCTCCATTACTGCACCTCTTTGCTGCGAGCCATAAACGCATCCATGTGCAGCTCACGCACCGGGACGGGCAGATCGTTAAGCAGCGCACGCAACGCCTTCTTGCTATCGCACCCAGCGATCTGCGCCAGCACCTCGGGGTCTTGCGCGGCAACTTCGTGCGTCGTGGCATCGGCGTCGTTGTCGCCCTCGGTTGGGATGCAGAACGCTTGGAAGGCGGCGTACTTGTAGGCCGCAGACATGGCCTTGTTACTGGCCTTATCGCCCGAGTCCATCGCTTCGCCAATCGTGACGACCGTGTGTTTGCTGCCATCCTCGGCGGCAACAAAATCAAACTCCACCGAAAGGGTGACGTAAAACAATGCCGTCCCTTGACGGTTCTGCCGCTCCACCACCTCGCGTGCCGTCACGCGGGGCAAGATGCAAAGGCCGTGCTTGGCAAGCAGCGGTGACAGCGCCCCGTACACTTGGTCAATGCCGCGGAACTTGTAACCTTGCGACTGGTTCTTGCTGTCTTTGCTAATGCCGACTTTGCTCAACTCGGCGGTAATCGCCGCGATCTTTTCATACACCTTCATGGTTGTTCTCCTTAAGTTCTGCGAGAGCGCGGTTACAAGCCTCAATGCGTTCTTGTTCTTCGCGCTGTTGTAATTCCAAATCTTGCTGATGCCACCAACTGCCGTCGTCTTGCCAGACGTTATCGGGTTCCATGCGTCACCTCCGCATCGCAAGAGTGACCGTCGCAGGGGTCAACGAGAGCAGCCAGCAGGTAGATGATGACGATGCCAAAAATGGCGAGTTTGCTGCGCTTCATACGTCCCACGCCTCCTCTTGCACCTTGCGGTAGTGGCTCCAGCAAGAGTTCTCTAGCGTGTCAAATTCCTCAATCGTCAGATACTCAAGGTCGCACTTGTAATTGACGTAGACCGCGTTGGATTTCTTGTCGCTGCTGTCAATGCCGTCGGGGTACACGCCAAGGATGTACGCGCTGCAAATCTCTAGCGTCTCGGGTACGCCAACCAAGGGATCGCCATAATGTACGGCGTACTCAACTTCAGCCTCAAAGGCTACGCCGAGCAGGACAATGGTGGTGGTTGTAAGCATATCTGTTGCTCCTGTTGTGAGGGGCGGCTTACGCCGCCACCCCGTCAAGATTGATCACGCGAGGGCGTGACGGATCATCAAAAAAGTGGTTGCCTTCCATTGGCGCAGTAAAGTTAACCGGCAATTCGGCTTTGAGCGGTGCGCCTTCCCAATATCGCGCAACGGTTTCGGCGGTAAACGTGCCTTCGTCAGCGTTAATGCTTTTGACGATGCCGATGTAGTAACAATCGCGGTTGCTGTGGAAATCAAGGCTCTTGACAAGGGAACCAATCTTTAAGCTGCTCATTGTGTATCTCCTATCTGTGGATGCGTTGTGTCTGTCAACGGTTCCCAGTTTAGCAATCTAAACGGCCATGTCAACACCCTAGGCAAAAAAAGTTTAGACGGATAGACTCCCGAGCATGGACATCCAGAAGCTCATCAAACGATACGGTAGCCAGCAAGCCGTTGCTGCGGCCCTTGGCGTTACCAAAGGCGCTGTAAGCCAATGGGTCAAGGCTGGGGCGATCCCTGCGGCTAGGCTGTGGCAGATCAAAGCCGGGGCTGTAAAAGCGCCAAAAGGACGTTAATGGACGCTAGAAACGACAAACCCCCTTTCGGGGGCTTGACGCGGCTTTCGGGAAGCCTGTACGCTCGGGTTGCAGTTCGGCGTAGAGGCAGTTTAACAGCGTTAACTAGCCTGTCAACAAGCCCCTACGTCATTCGCTCGGGTACTCTGGTCGGGGAAACAACGCACAGAGCCACCTTAAACCTAGATCGGGGCAGCCAGCCTCTAGGTGCGCGGCGTATCGTCGGGAAGCGCAAATGGCAACCGGAGCAATCTGGTGAAAAGTAGCCGACAGCGGATGGCTCCGTCAGTCATCAAACCGCACGATCCCGTTGAGGCGTCATTCCGTCTCAACCGTGCGGATTCACCATCAGTCATCCAGTTTTAGAGGTCTGACTTAGGAATAAATTCTATACCCACAGAGTAAGTCCAGTCAGCCCAGAGAAGATATTGTGCAAGTTCCTCCGTTAAACAAAACAAAAGGTAATCAAACATGGTGGCAAATATGGTTAATCCGGTGCATCAACGAGGCGCGGAACGAGGAGGCGTCAGACGATACTTGGATACCGTTAAACCCGAGGAGTACACACCCCAAACAGGAGAGGTTGACCTTACGGAAGTCTCGCTCACGGGCCTCGCAGACCTCTACGGCTCGGACAAAGGCAACATTAAGCACCTATATACGCCGGTCTACGAAAAGCTGATTGTTGACCTCACGCCGTACCGACGAACCGCACAGTTGCGGATCGGGGAAATCGGTGTGGCGTGTGGTGCTTCCTTGCGGATGTGGGCGAATTACTTGCCGGCCAGCGACATTGAGGGTTTTGACATACGCCCTGAGTGCGCAAACCTCTGCAAAGACCTGCCAAACGTCAAAATCACCATTGCCGACGCTCGTACAGTAGAGCGGCGCAATTACGACCTTTTTGTGGACGACGGTAGCCACATTGCCGAGGACATCGTGGGAACGCTAGTGCATTGCCAGAACTGGTTGCGCTCGGGCGGTTATTACGTCATTGAGGACATGAGCTGTACTTACAGCCCCGAATATGCCGCCAAGTTCAATAAACACTTTGGGGACAACAAACCGAACGACCGCCGCTTGATCCTGTCGCTCTTTGACGAACTTTCTCGCATGGTGGATGGCAAGGCCGGGACGTTCAGCGAAATGTATTACTACCCGCAAATGTGGGTGTTAAAGAAGCGATGAGACACGCTGCCCGCCGTGACGGCAACGACGCCATCATCACCGAGGCATTACGCAAGGCCGGGTTTACGGTCGTGGATTACGGTAATGCAGGGCAAGGCATTCCCGACAAACTGGTGCTGCGTGACCTACCTGATGGCACTTCATGGGTGTGCTGGGTAGAAATCAAAATGCCCAAGGGCAAGTTGCGTGAAGCGCAGGAAGCCTTTAAGCGCGTGTTTGACGGCAGGGGCGAGTATTACGTCGCCCGTGACCCAGAAACCGCCATACGCGATCTGTATGCGCTATACGACGATGCCGTTAAGCCAGAGCAGCGTCGGTGAACATCTGTGCTTTACGTTTGCCCTTGTAATGCGCGATGACAGGGGAAGGGAATTCGGCAAAATGCTCGGGCAAACACGCATACCGATACTCGTCCAGTTTTCTGACAAACAAGGGCGAGAGGCTGTGAACGTAATCCCGCAGAACTTCCTGATCGCCGTACCACGCCTTGAACTTATCGGGCAGGGCGGCATAGCGTTCGGCCAGCTTTACCCAGACGCCCGCATCAGGGGTGATCGTGGCGCAGCCAAGGTACGGGTAAATCTGATCCAACGTCTTGCCCGCGTACTCCGAATAGTCCTGACCACGCTGGTGGACGTTAAAGATCGCATCGCGCATGAACGAACGTCGGCACACCGCAATGATGGCCTCGCCCAACAACAGCTCGGGATGGATGGGCTTACGCACCAACATATCGGTGTCCATGTAGAGGGCTGGCTGGGAGAGCTGCAACGCCGCAAAGGCTTGCGTGCGCCAGAGCATCAGATGCGCGGGATCGCCCGTCGTGGGGTGCGCCCATGTGACGCCCTCAACAGTTGGCGTCTCGCGGTCGGTGACTTGGATGATTTCAGCGCCGGGATTATGTTTTTTAACCGACGCCACCATAGCCGTTGGCATGGCTAGATCGTTGCCAACGTGGAAAAACACGAAGGTTGACATAGGGAGAAATTAACATGATTAGATTAAATCGCAAACGCACCAGCCGCATTATTTGGGAAACCTTGCTGGAAAACGTCGTCAGTCACCCGAAAATGCCGTGGGTAGAGCAAATGAATATGCTGGAGGCGTTGCGGCCTACGGCACAAATCCAGACAGGCAGCATCAGCCTTGCGACCTTCTGGTGTTTGTATGCCACGGTGCAAATGTTCAAGCCCAAGAAGATCGCAGAGGTCGGCACTTACATTGGCAAGTCTACCCTCGCGCTTGCCTCGGGCGGTGCCGAGGTTTATACCTGCGATAACAGCAACGACATCAAACTGCCCTTTAAGGTCAACCAGTACCCGATGAAAGGCAGCACCGAGATGTTTGAGCATTTGGTGCGCGAGAAGATCAGAACAGACATGGTGTTTTTGGATGGCCGCCTCTCGCCCCGAGACGCACGGTTGCTCGCGGAGTTTGCTCACCCGCAGACGGTTGTGGCGCTAGATGACTTTGAGGGCGTGGAAAAGGGTGTGGCGAACGCGCAGATGTTTCAGTACGAGGGGGCAATGCTCGTTTACCCCGCCGAAAAGGAGCTTCTTGAAAAGCACGGTTTGCCCGACGAAAGCACGCTCGCGCTCGTCCTGCCGTATAGCGTCGTGCAGTTGACGAACCAGTAGCAAAATCCTACCCTCGCACTCGGAGGAATCTATGTCGCACAAGGACGCCGCAGAGTTTGTGGGAGTGCTGCTGCATAGCAGTACGGCAGCCCATTACCTGCACTTGAACACCGCCTCCTACGCCGCCCACAAGGCGCTCGGCCATTACTACGAGAACATCGTAGACTTGGCTGACCGATACGCAGAAGCCTACCAAGGCCACTTCGGCATCATCCCGCTCGCAGACTACCCCGAGGGGTTCAAGGTACAAACCGACGCGGCAAAGTACGCCGACAGCCTGCTGACGTTCGTGAAGGGCATCCGTAAGGAGCTGCCGCAAGACACCGACTTGCAGAACATCGTGGACGAGATCGTGGGCGAGATTGCCGCCCTTTCGTACAAGCTGGAGCGGTTTAAGTAATGCCCATGCGCCGCCAAAACGTCGCCGCAGCCCTGAAATATCTGCAAGACAAGGCAGACCTGCGCGGACGCTTTGAGCGGGCGACCTCGCTAGACCCTCAAGAGCAGGACATGGCCGATATTGCCGTAGAAACGGCAGCAGGCTTTATACCGGGCGTAGGGCAGGCACTTGCCGCGCGCGACGTAGAACGCGCCAGACGCGCTGACGACCCCGCTGGGATGGCTATGGCTAGCATAGGCGCTATCCCCGGTGGACGCCTTGCAGGGCTTCTAAAGCGTTACGACCCTGTAATGCAGCAGCTTGATGTGTATCACGGCACCCCGCACAAGTTCCCGGCTACGGAAGCCAACCCGCTCGGTGAGTTTGACGCTAGTAAGATCGGCACGGGTGAGGGGGCGCAGGCGTATGGGCATGGGATTTACTACGCTGAAAACCCAGAGGTTGCGAAAGGCTACCAGCCCCGCGACCCAAAAGCCGAAGCCAAACTGATGAATTTGTATAAGCAGGCTGAGGCGCGGCAAAACTACGATGCAATGGAAGTGCTGGAAGCGGCAATGCTGCACCGCACCGCAAGCGAGTTACGCGAGCAATACCCAAATCAAAAGGCATTGGTAAACCGTATCGGCAAGATTAACGAAAAGGCGGCAGGCGCACTTTACAAAGCCGACCTACCCGACGAAATGATTGACCGTATGCTGGATTGGGATAAGCCGTTAAGCGAACAGCCAGCAGCGGTGCGCGAACACGTTATGCGGTATATGAACGTAAAAGAAGGTGGTTTACCGGCTGATATGTCGGTCATCAATACTGGCGGTGGCAAATACGTTGTGGTTCAAGAAAAGCCGCCATTGCCGGGTGCTACGTTTGGCATTCCGCGCACAATCACGAAAGGGCCGAGGGCCGATAGTCCAGAAGCGGCGATCAAGGCTTATTGGAATAACCTTAAGGGCGAAGATTTCTACAAAACACTTTCCGGGGATATTGGGGAGGGCGCGGCAGCGTCAGAACATTTGCGGTCGCTTGGGATTCCCGGCGTTCGTTACCTAGACGCAGGCAGCCGAGGCCAAGGCGGCAGCGGCACACGCAACTTTGTCGTATTCCCCGGTGAGGAAAAGAAAGTACGCATATTGGAGCGCAAATAGCGCACTCTTTAACTATTGTTTCAATTGTGCATAAATAAGCCATGCCAAGACCTAAAGGATCGCCCAACAAGGCAACCGCAGAGGCCAGAGAGGCCATTGCCCGACTTGTAGACGGCAACGCCCATCGCCTGAACATCTGGCTAGACGAAATCTACGAGACAAAAGGCGCAGAAGCCGCATGGCGCTGCATGATGGATGTCATTGAGTACCATGTGCCGAAACTCGCTCGTCACGAACACACGGGCAACAACGGCGACAAGATTAAGGTAGAAGTCAGTTGGATGGCTCCCGAGTAGTCATTCCCTATCGCCCACGCAAGGCGTTCCTGCCGTTCCACAACCGAACGCAACGCTGGGCCTGTCTCGTCGCCCATCGTC